TAATAATTAAGTCCGCCACCGACTACTCCAGCCAAATCTTGATTACCAACATGAACTGAACCATTAGCACCAAATTCAATTAAACTATAATTATCGTATGATTTTCTTAATCTATCCCTTGTTTGTGTATAATCAAATACTCCTGCAATACCATCAAAGGGACCTATACCATATAACGATTCTTCTCGTGGGATTAAATCACCTTGCCATCCAATATAAAATCTTTTATTTCCACTAACTTGATAACCACGAACTGTAAATTGTTGTGGATTATCATTAGGATATACACCGAATCCCACACCATCATCGAACTTTGTATGTTCATCAGAAAGTGGTGGTTGTGCTGGTGTAGGACCAAACTCACCACCAAATCTATGTTTTATTTGACTCTTGTTTACACCAGCTTGATCATAATCTGTATATCTAAAATTTGATAAATCTGTTACTAAGTCCTTTAATGCCATTTTATTTCTCTATATTATGTTACCAGCAATTTTACCAGTATTATATTTTGTTCCTTGAACACCAGTTGCTATTGGTCCCTGATCTCCCATTAATAAAATTAATTTATCTAATTTTGCATTAGTTTCTTCAAGTTTAAGTTCAACAGGACTTTCTCCATCTCCTGCAGTTTGTTCTCCACCACCACCTAATACATTTCCACCAAGTGCTCCAATTGCTCCCAATGCCATTAATATAGGTAATGCTGGTATTAATGCAAGTGCTCCAAGTGCCATAGCTCCCATACTCACTCCTAATGCAGTAAATGCTCCAGCTAATAGGAATATAGAACTGGCCATTGGTGCTAAGGTAGTTATTATTGGTACAAAAGAACTAAATCCTTGTGCTAACATATCAAAACCCTTACCTATTGCTTGTATGGCAACTCCTAACACAAGTAATGCGGCTGCCATAACCAACATAGCTCCTGCTCCTGCAATTATTGCAAGTGCTCCAACACCACTCATCATTATTGCTCCAATAGCTGCCAATGTTAGAGTTAGTGCAAGTAATGCAACTCCTGCCTTACCCATATCACCCCAACTTACTTTTCCAAATTCTTGTAATGCTTTTGCTGTAACAAATAGAGCGGCTGATATAATCAATAGTGCTGCTGCTCCACCGAGTGCTTTCTTTGCATCAAATTTTTCAAACATACCACCAAGTGGTCCACCTGTACCTTTTTTATCAGTACTTTTTGATTTAATTTTATCCATTAAACCACCACCTTTATCACCACCACCTGTACCACCACCGAGTTTATCTTTTAAAGTGTTACCCATCTTTTTAATACCATCCAACATACTACCAGTCATTTCTTTACCAGCTAATTTTGACCTCACATATATTGCAGTCATTAAACCTAAAACTACACCAAGTGCAGTTCCTAACATCGGAACTTGTTTGTTCAATTCATTAAATAAAGCTCCTATAGCAGTTACTGCAACTACTGCAAGAGTTACTGGATAAAATGCTACTGCTACTGCCGCTCCAATTCCTATCACAACAGGAAGTAATGCCTTTCCAACACTCAAAAATCCAGCCCAAGCCTTTCCCATCATTTCCATAACCTTAGCCATATAATCTCGGTGTGCTCTTTCCGCATCTGTCATACTATTTAATTTATCTTGATTAGTAACCATTTTACTTAATTCAGATACACTAACACCAAAGGCGGCTGCTAAAGATTGTCTTTGTACGACATTTAATCTTTCAAAATCTGCTGCTGAACCTATCTGACTTGTAATTTCTCTTTGCATACCATCTAAATCACCAGCTAATGCTAATTCTCTTGCTTTATCAGTATTAATTGCCCTACCCGTCAACATACTTGCTTCCATTTGTGCATTTATAGATTCTTCAAAACTTAATAAACTTTCGGACATTTTTTCAACTGTAGCCATATCTACACCAAGTTTTCTTGCTGCTATAGCGGCTTTAAACATATTTTCACCACCATCTTTTGCAAATGATGCAAATTGGTCTGTATTGGTTGCAACATCATTCATAATTGCTGCGGGTGCTACACCATTAGCTCTGGCTAATAGTGCTACAGATTCCATTTGTGATGTGGCCGCATCAAAACTTGATGCTCCAACTGCCATCATTTGTGTAGCCAATACACCTGTATTTTCACCACTAATACCATATAGTGCATTTAATTGAGTCATTGCAGAAATGTTTTCACGAGTAGCCGATTCCATTCCACCCATATTATCTCGAATACTATCTGATATTCCCTTTACATCTTCAGCACTAACTCCTAAAAGAGAAAATTCTAATGCTGTAGTATTGATTGAACTTTGTAATTTTGATGCTTCTCCTACGGTTAATCCTAATTCTTTTCTTGTATCTAACATACCACCATAGAATATATCCACAATCTTTTTTGCTGCCATTAAAGCGGCAGTTACAAGTAATATAGGACCTAACATACCACCGAGAAGTGCATTTGTTGCCTTAAATCCTTCAGTTAAACCTTGAACTGCCTTTACACCTTGAGTTCCTATATTTTTTAAAGCCATTGACATATTCATTGAGTTGGCTGGATCAAATGCTGCTGCTAATGATTTTCTTGTCATCTCACCAAAATCATCCATAACACCCTGTAATTGCATATGTTCAGAAATAAAACCACCAAATGGCATACCTTCTATCACACCCTTGAGTTTTTCAAATGGTGCGGCAAGTTCTGTAGCTGCAGCTTTTGTTAATTTATCAACTCGTGATAGTGATTCTTCTTTACTTTTTAATCCTTCAACAACATCATCTAAAACTTTTAATTCAGCCAATAAACTTTGCTTTAAACCCTCATCCTTAACCGTATGTAACATTGATTCTAGCACTTCTCTTTCTGCTGCTGCCGTTTGACCTAATGTTTCGATTTCACTTTTCATCATACTCAAGTCGAATGTCTCAGTTCCAATCTCATCATATGCCCTTGCCATATCTAATGATAATCGTGTTGCATCGTCTTGCATAGTACCGATACCTTCAAAATGACCACCTACTTCTGCTAATTTAGTGGAAGTCATTCCATAAAGATCAGATAATTTCATTCCATCACTGGCCAGATTTGATTGTAGTGATACTGCCTTTTTTAGATTTTCACCTGCACTATATCCTAAACTTTCAACGGTTTGTGCGTAACTTGCCTGTCTTTTTGCTTGTTTGGTTAAATTTACATTTAAACCACGAATTTCAAGAGCTCTTTTATATTGTCTATCTTGAATTTCGGCATGTTGCCTTCTAACATCTTTACCTTTATCAAATTCTTTATTTGCACCTACTAATTGAGCTCTTAATTTTTTAAGTTCAATATTGGCCCTTTGATATTCTTTAGAACCTCTCTCTTGTTCTTTAACGAGCTTAGATTGTTCTTTTATAAGCTCCTTGATGAGCTTAATATTTTCTCTATTAGTTTTTGGTGAATCTGCCATTTTTTAAAATTAGTAGTGTAATTTTTTATTTAATTTTGCTGCCTTTTTCAATGATTTATTAAGGTCTTTAAATGCCTTATCGGCCCTTTTACTTGCCCTTTTTACATCATCAGGAATACCCATCTTTTCTATTGCACTCAATTTATTATTGAAAATGTGCAATACTATTTTTTGGGCTATTTTATCAATAAGTCCCTCTTGTATTTGTTCTTCTGTTAATGGTTTGGATGAAGCCATTTTCTTCTCCTTTAATAATGATTATATCTATGATTTCTGTTATAAAACAGGATGTTATAACTCATTAATAAATATCATATATAGGAAAAAATCTTATTAGCCTCGTTTGATACCTGGTCGTGCAAGACCAGATGGTTTTTTGTTTGCCTTATCATATTCTTTCTTTTCCTTTTCGTAGAATTTAGAGGCCGATTGAATGTAAAATCGGCGCAAATATGTTGGCATATTGTATACTTCCGTGAATGAGAAGCCTCCTTTGCCGTGAAAACAAAGGGAAAATACTTGCTCGTGTATCGCGGGCTTATCTTCGGCCCGCAGGCCAAAAAAACTCAACATCTAATGGGATGTCCATATCCGTATCTTCGCCAGTTTGTTCACTAACAAAGGTAAACGACATATCCACATCAGGTGTAATTTCTCTAAGATGCTCTCTAAATGCTAAAGAATCTCTTGATAATAATTCATTATCAACAAACTCATTTACTGTTTTAGTAGAATCATCTCCATTGACACTCAAGACTGCCTTTTTCAACCTTGTAGTAATCTCTGAAGTGACTCCAGAATCTTTTTGAAATTTTCTAAGTGCTTTTAGTTCAGCTTCTATTTCTTTTTCTTCTTTATGTGTTAAAAGACGAAAGGTAATTTTGTTTTTGGATGCTGGTAAAGTATAGTCAAATTCATTTTTACCATCTTTGAATAACTTTGTATCAATTTTTTTATCATCAATTTCGGTTAAATCAAAAGTTTCCTCTTGTTTATCTCCCGTAGATGGATCTGTTAATTGAACTGTATATTCCTTACCATAACCAAGTACTCTTGTTGCAATCATAATTGCATTTTTATCACCTAATAATAAATCATTAAGTGATACCTTTTCGTCTACAATAACGGATTCCAACAACTTATCCAAAACCACACCTTTTTGAATAAGATTCCTTGAAGTTAAAATATCTTCTTCTTTAGCGGTCATATACTTTAATTCGATAGTTCCACCTGCCAGTGGTGAATCTTTCGGATAAAGTAATCCCTTAGAAGGCAAATCAACTACTTCAGTTGGAAAACGGCGTTTTTCGTCTGCCATGTTTATCTCCTGTATATTATTCTATTGAATAGCTTTTGAAACCATCAATATAACCAATTATAAAACTTTAACTGGGTATCTAAGTGATACCCAGTCTAAATTATTTTCTACCAAATTTTTCAGCTGCTGTAACTCCTAAACCGACAACGGTTATGTACATGAAGTTTTCGAGTATTGTTTCACTAATAGCAAATTTGAAAAAAGTATTAGCGACCCAACTCCCAACTAACATTGTAAATGATGCAAAACCAATAAATCTTTTACTTGAAATTTTTGCATCATCAGATAGCATCTGTGAAAGAAAACTCATTTTTTTCTCCTTAGAATTGTAGGATAGCGTAATCGTATCTAAGTGTCAAGGTTACATCAACTGGGTCTGTTGTATTTGCCCAATCTAAATCACCAAATGTTGCGTTGGTAATCCATGTACCTTTAAGTGTCCATTCTTCGACTTTGTCACCCACAGGACCTAACACATTAATAGTTACATCCTTTTTATAAAAATCTGAGTATCCGTCTCTACCTGTTACAGATTCGTGGGATAAACGAACCCATTCCATAACTGCTTGTGCTGCTGATGGAACAACAGGATCATAAAGTGTAATTTCTAATTCTTCCCATGCACCTTTACCTTTGATATATCTCTTTACATTGATGTGGTCAAGTTCAATAGTTTCAAAAGCGATAGTAGGTCTGTTAGCTGTCTTAATAAGATAAGCTGGAATACCTTCAATGTACATGATGTACCGATTTTTTGTTTTCGGTTCAAACGGTGTGAACATTATTTCAGAAGGATCTAATAAATCTGGCATCTTTAATCTCCAATAAGTTTAATTCTTCAACTATAAATATCAAGTTTATGAAAAATCGTCATATACATTTTTCATAGTTTTATAGAAGTTTTATATCATCTTCATATATAAATATACAAGGCAACAAAAAACCCCACAAAAAAGTGAGGTTTTTCATTTGTTAATCTACTGATTAAACTTATGACGGGAATGTAGCTCCTGTCGGTAGTACTACGAAGTCCAATACAATAAATTCTGCAGTTCTTGTAGGTTGGATAAATATCTGACCAACAAGTTGATTTCTATCAATCACATCAGGTGTGTTATTGGAATCATCCATAACTACCTTAAATGCTGATAAACCACTATTTGCTTGTACTGATTCTAAGAACGGATTCACAATATTCAAGAAACGATTTCTTGTTGCGGATGTGTTCTGTTCGAATACTAAGTATCTACTTGATGAAGCGATAAACTTCTTGAGTTTAATCAACAATCTACGAACATTCACTCTGTCAAGTGCTGATGGACGACCTTGTAAGGTCTTTTGTCCCCAAACTACTACACCTTGACCTGGGAATGAAGCGATTGGATTAACTCTTGCTTCATAGAGTTCATCTCTTTCGTCATGAGTCAATCTTGTTTGTGCTTCAAGTACGGTTGTTAAACCACCACGATTCAGACCAGCTGGTGCGAACCATTCGTGTGCTACTTGGTCTGTAAATGCTATTACTCCAGGTAATACAACTGAAGGCGGAACCCATATAGGTAATCCAGTATTCCTATCAGCTATTTTTACCCAAGGGTAATATGTTGCTGCGTAGTTAGTATCCAACGACTCAATAGCTGCGGTTGCAGATGATATTGAACCACCTTTAATACCACAATCCAAGATATAAAATGCGTCACCTCGTTCTTCAACTTTGGATATCGCATGATTTGTAATCTTTGGATGTAAATCGTGAATAACACCAGGTGTTACTAACATATTCAAATCAAACTCATCTGGATTACTTACAGCGTTAATTGCTTTCTTGTAAGCTACTGCTCCAGCTGCTGTTGCACTTGATATATCAAACCCTTGTGTATTTGCTGCTACTATATTTGCTGCAGTTTTCTTAGGTGTTGCTGGGTTACTACCATCAAATCCACTTTGAAATGGTATAACGAACTTTCTCTGTTTAATGTTAGAAAGTGCGAGAGTAATTTTCTCAGTACCATCTGAATAAGTATCACCAGTTGATGATGCGTCTGCGTTACCAAAAAAGTCCTCAAGACTCATTGTTACATGATTACCACTTCCTGCTGAAGATGGTACAGGTGCACAATATTGAGCTGCATCTGCGTTTTTATAATCATGTCCAAAAGGAACATTTGCATCAAAAGTACCTTGTGCATTTGATTGTGATGTTTTAAATGACCAAGTTGGGACCGTAGTTGTTCCAGGTACCGTATTACTAATTGCTGCGTGTCCCATAGGAACTACGGTTTTTGGTGCTGAACCATCAGCTATATCTGAAAAATCAGATAAATAAATATGTTTAGACCTATTTGGCCAATCACCATTGTAAGTGAGTTTACCATTAGCATCTATTGTTACATATCTATCACCAATTCGTTTTGCAAAGTAATTAGGACTTTCTGGATCAAAATTCAATCCGTCAAATTGTTCTACTACATTATCTTCTGTTAAATTGTTATCATCTAATCCAGTTTGTCTAACTTGAAGTGAAAATGAACCATAATCACTACCAGCTATTGAACCAGCTTTCTTAATACTCAAAATAACAACTTTATATTTAGTATTTACATCTGTACCATGTGAACGAGTATTAACTTTAAATAAGTTATATCTTGTTCCACTAATCAATTGTGATTGAATAGATGGTGTAGATGCGTTCGAATAATCTTGGTCGTTAAAATCGACTCCACCATACGAACCACTTGCTAACGATGCTGAATGATCTGTTTTTGAACCATATCCATAACTGGATTGGTGATATTTAAAGTTCTTATACAAGTAAGCAGGTACAGTTGATGTTCCTGATTTTTGTACTTGTGCATCCGAACTAAAAATTTCAGCGATGTAATCAGCACTTGAAGTATTAAATTGTGGTGTTGCAGTAAAAGTTGATACACTTTTTGCACCAAAATTACTACCACTTATTGTCAATGAAAATCCACTATATGCACCTTCTTCACTGCTAACGGATACTTGATCCAATCTTACAGTTCCATCTGAACCACCTCGTGATGGGGCGAGAACAGCTGCTACATTATTAAATGAATTTGCCGAACTTGACAAATTAATTTGAACTAAGTCTGCTGAGTAACCACCGACATTTAAGACTCTTACAATCGTCACAGACGATGCAGAGCTTAAATATTGTTCTACCGCATATGGTGTATAAAAATCTTGGGTTGTAGATCCAAAAATCTCTTCAAACTCTGTGAAAGTGCTTATCTGAGTCGGTACAAATGCAGGACCTTTAATAGTTGGTCCAATTATACACGCTCCGATTTGTGCAATTCCAGCAGGTAGAAAAGATAAATCTCGTTCCCTCGTAAACACACCAGGACTTACGATTCTTTCTGCCATTATTTTTCTCCTATTATTATAATTTAAATAACATCTTTAGTCTTAAAAGACTATAAATTTACTATAAATATAGCGTAACTTTCTCAAACGATTGGTTTGAGGGACATTATTTTAAGTAGTTTATGAAGTTTGTTTAACTACTGGTGGTGCTGGTGTAAATACCCCTGTTGCTGGGTCTAAATTTCCAGGACCATACTTTTCATTCAACGATTTAACTAAATCTCTTTCTTTTTCTTGTAAAGCAACATAATCACTTTCAAACTGAATCTCAGTTTGTTCAAGATTATCTAATTGTTGTTGAACTAAAAGTTTCTGTACTCTTAATTGTCCAAATTGAGCTGACTTCTCTGAATAACCATCTTGTAAATCACGAAGTGATTTTAGTTCTTCTTCTGAGAACTTTAGTTCTGTTGATTTTTCTTCGACTTTTTTAGCTAAATTGGATTCTTCTGCTACAGCCATAACTTTTTCTCCTATGTTAATTAACCTTTGATATAAATATTAAGTAAATTTCTCTAATTCACTTTTTTCTTTAGATCTTCGACTTCTTGTTTTAATTCTTTTATTGATTCTATTAATAATGGAACGATTCGTTTATAATCTACTCCTAAATAACCATTTTTTCTTTCAGTAACAATTTCTGGTAATACTTTTTGAACTTCTTGGGCTACAACTCCAACATCGTGTCCTCTTTCTTGTGCCCATCCAGGTGATTTGTCATTCCAATCAAATTCTACACCTCTAATTCCACCTAACTTATCCAATGAACCTTTAATAACTTGTATATTATCTTTAAGGTTTCTATCAGATGAATTGTATGCAACAACATCACCGTCTGCTACTACATCACCACTTGATGATACTTGTGCCATAGTAAGATGAGAAGATATCGAACCACTTATATTACCTGATGTTATAGCATTACCAGTTACGGATACACCAGTATTTGTGGTTTGGAATTTTGTACTATTGTTATAATTTAAATCAACTGAATTAGCTGAATTTAAAGTCATCATAGTTTTAGAACCAGCTCCATTTTGGAATGTCTGTGTTCCACCTCTATAATGTAGATTTCCTGTTCCGTTATCTTTTACATAACTATGACTTCCATCGTGATATAGTTGTAAATCATTTCCATCACCAATATTTAAAACTGCATCATCTGCTAATTGTATGCCACTACTTGCCGTGACTTGGTTGAGGTGGGCGGAACTGCCCGATGTTATCAGTTTTTTCCAGCTTGGCATTTAATTTATCTCCTATTGCGGTTGGTTACTTCTCTTGAAGCCCACTTCCCATCATCTGCCATTGAGATGGGCCAACATTAGTTTAATCCTCTACCCAAAGTTCTCCGTCTTTTTCCTTCGTGTACTTTGAAAGAGCTACATTAACTTCTTTTTTACTCTTATTGAGTAAAGCATATTGGGTTTTTAATTTTTTTATTATCTTGGTGGCCAAATCTATATGTTTTCCAGGAATCATACCATTCTTGATAACATTCATCAAAAACTCTATATCAACTTTATTTAATTTTGATATTTCTTCCTCTACTACTTTAGTTCCACCTTTACTTTCTATTCCCATATTGTAACCTATTATTTAAATTATGCTGTTCGTACCCAAATATCCTCATCATCTGTTATCCACATTTCACCAATTCCGTATGAACCTGATGTACTATTTGGATTAGTCGCTACTGAACCCGATACCGTAACAACATGCTGTAATGGTGTAACTGAAGTTGCTGTATCTTTAACATTCATAGCTACTGCCCATCTTTGGTCATTGATATCGTGATAAAGTGCAGAACCACTATCTACGGCTGAACCACTTTGGACAATAATACCAGCATCTACATTTGAACCAGCTGAACCAGTTGCTGCAAATATAAATTGGTCTCCAACCGATAAGTTCGTAGTTGAAAGTGTCGTGGTTGTTCCATTTACGGTTAAATCACCCGTAATTGTTGCGTTACCCGTAGCGGTAATATTTCCAGTAACATCTATACCTGCTGCGTCAACTCTCATCCTTTCAGTATCATCAATATCAAAAAGGATTGTATCATCTGAACCAAAGTCTATACTATCTTCTCCATCTCCTCTACCAATTTTTAATGAGTCATTCAATATAGAAGTTTGACTTGTTAGTGTTGCATCTATGTATGCAGTATCAACTGCTGTACCATTCCAAACACCAGTTCCAATAGTACCTACGGAAGTAATATTCGTTTGTGCTGCAGTTTGTAGTGTTCCGTATATTCCACTACTTGCAAATACATCAGAACCAGTTATGTTTCCACTTGAACTAATTGCTCCACCAATTACACTTCCTACTGCTTCTATATCACTACTTGCTGATACATAAGAACCACTAATTGCTTCTCCTTGTGTAACACCACTAATTGTAATGTTACCATCTAAAGTAACTGCGTTAGCAAATGTCCAAGTTTCATCATCAAGTGCATTTTTTAAAGCGGTCATAGTTGTAACACCAGTACCACCTTGATTAACTGCTATAGTAGTACCTTGCCAAGTACCAGTTGAAATAGTTCCAACTCCCGTAATATTTGTTTGTGATGCTGTTTGTATAGTTCCGTATATTCCACTTGATGCGAATACATCAGAACCCGTAATATTTCCACTTGAACTAATTGCTCCACCAATTACACTTCCTACTGCTTCAATATCATTACTTGATGAAATATAAGAACTTGTAACATTTCCACTAACATCAAGATTACCATTTAAATCTACTGTAGTCGCCGTTAAATCTATTTCACTTCCTGCAGCCAATCCGAGAACATTATCACTAACAGAGTAAATATATTCACCACCATTATCTCTGAACGCAACTTTACCACCCCCCTTTACAAGTAAATCAGTACCATCAAATTCTAAATTTGCCTCTGAATTTACTGTATTTCCATCTACAGAAGTTACAACTCTGTTATTACCACTATTAGTATATGAACTAATGGCTGCCGATGTTAATCCAGTAATTCCTGCACCATCACCCGTAAGTGTGGTAGCTATTACTCTTCCAAATGAACCAGTCGAAGTGTTTGAACCACTTATGTTACCCGACGCCGTAACATGACTCGAAAAGTTTCCAGTCTTTAAGTGTGCATCACTTCCTGATACTACAATCTTTTTCCATGTTGCCATTTTATTCTCCTAAATACAGAATGTCATTAATAAATATAGACATTCGAAATTATCCTTAGTTTTTTAACTATCAAACCCTAAATACCAGTCATCTGAACCAGAATAGTACATTCCACCAGCTACTGCTGTTGGTGCAGATTCACTTACCGCATTAAATACAATTACTTTATCTTGTTGTACCTTAAACAGAGTTTGATTTAAATCATCTGTTAGTTTAAATAAATCACCACTTCCTGCATCTGAACGAAATGTCCAAGATGAACCAGTAAGTTCATTAGTCCCACTTGTTTCTCTCCAACTTGTAGAACCTATTTCGAGTCCAGTATTTAATGTTTTACCAACATATTGATAAACCGTCATATAACAAAAATCACTATCGGTTGGATCTTTGTCTGCATTTAAAAATTGAACTACTCCAGTTTTATAATCAAATATATAATCATTGGTAGAAACAATATCACCACTATCTAATGATTCGGATGTAGCGTGTGTTGCTTTATAAAGAACTGCCAAATATCCTGGTGTAGTATCTTCTGTTGTTGAACTTGCTAACGAAGATAATGAATATTTTGGTGATATAAAATTTGTTTCTTGGTTAGAATCAATCAACTGAGCTCCAATTCCACCTGTACTACCAGACGGACTTACAAAAAACCAAACTTCATTATTAGTATTTGATTTTGTAAGTGAATGTCTATACCAATATTTCATTATATTTTCACCATTAGATTGATATACAGAACCACTACCTATACTGGAACTATATGGTAATCCACTTGATGGAATTTTATCCGCTTGGGTATAAATTTCAGATGCACCTAAATCTAATACATCCGTAAATGCTTCTTGTGCAGTCGTGTAGGTATTGTGAGTATATCTTCTCGAACCTAATAGTCTACTTGACTTTGAACCTGAATCTATTAATCCCATTTCTTATCTCTAACTAAAAGTTAATGTTATGTCATTTATTGGTGTTGGATCACCTTTATATCTGACGATTATGTAAAGTTCGTTATCATCATTATCTAAATACATTCCATCTGCGTTTCTTATTGGTACGGTATAAGTATTACTTGCAATACTACCACCAGTATTTCCATATAAACTTATTGCAGTAGTGAATGGATTCTTATGATTATCATTTGATATATCTGCTTCAATCAAGTTACTTGTTGTTGCTGTCGGGTCATATATTCTTGCAGTTGATAATTCACTATTCGTACCACTTCCCTTTCCTGAACTCTTAAATAATATTGCACATGCTATTCCATTACTTGTAGAATTCCAAGCCACTAATGTTGTATTATTTAAATTTACAGTCATACTTGACTTTGTTCCACTTGTTTGAAATCTTCTAATATAATATTGGTATGTTCCACCATATCCTGAAGGATGCCAATATCTATATGAACCACCTGGGTCTACCAAAAATCCTGGTTTTACTTGTAAGTCATATTCTCCCAACTGACCTAATGCAAATGTTGTTGTCCAAGCTGTTCCGTTAAATTGTTGAACATTATCTGCTAATTGTATTCTAAAATCTTCTCCAGTAAATAATTCAGTTGTTCCTGTTAAACTACCACCATCGTATCCTTGTTCTCTACCATAAATTGCCATACTTCCACTTGCTAATGGTGAACCAAACATACTTGAACTATGATATAAAATTGTCTGTGTATCTAATGTACTCTGTGAACCATTTCTATTTCTTCCCTTTGTTGCTACCGTAAAGGAAGTATCTCCTGTTCCAGTTTGACTTATATTATCATCATTACCAGCATCCCAATCTACTGAACCAGTTATTAATACTATATCATTATAATATGGAACTGTAGTTGTACTTCTTGCACTACTTCCTCCGCTATCATAAACTACATTTGCGGTTTGTATTGTTCCACCAGATGTAGAAACCGTATCATCGGTCACACTAACACTACCGAAACCAACACTACCGCCAGTCATATCTACTAATGTGGATGAATCTTTATACATTGGATTAAACAATCCTGTAATCTTTGTAGATACTTCATAAGTAGAACCAGTTACATAAGGTGCCCCACTCAAACTTCTCGATACACAAGTTAAAGCTCTTGTTGTTGTACCAACATCTGATAATGAATTAGTTCCTATCGCAGTATCAATAGTATCTATTGGTGCCCAAAAATGTTTTTTATCTGTACCATCGTTGAATACATAATCTCCTTGTGAACCAGTTTTTATTCCTACTACCAAGTCTTGGAAATTATAATATCCACTTGAGGATGGACTTGTAAAATCTTGAAATACATCTGTAGCAGAACCAGAATATCTTCTTGTTAAAGAACCACTTAATGAAGTTCCACCGATATTTTCGAATTTACCATCTTGGAATGCTGCTGGAATTACTGCAGGATTTGCAGATTCTATTTTTGCTAAAGTCAATCCGTTTGAAGTTCCAAAGGTACTTGTTGAAATATCAAAAAATGATTGTGTTGTAAAAGTATTGGAACTTGGTGTTGGTGTTGCTACACTACCCGTATCACTAAATGATTGTGTTGCCACTACTCTAGCGAAAAACTCTTGTGCGTTACCACTTGACAATCCACCCATTCCAAATAACTCACTATCAGCTGATGAATTAACACTTGTTGAACCACCACTATTGGAATCAAAATCTATAAAATAACTTGGCCCGTTATCGTGATATACTGAAATACTATCAAAAACTTTTCGACCTGGTCCTGTCCATCCCTTGTGTACTAAATAATTTATAGTTGTGTTACTTAGAGATGTATAATTTTGTGGTAAATAACCTGCTATAGAATCGGTACTTCCTAAACTATTCTCATTTGTATCTACACTTGCCCAAGTTTTGGTATTTGCAGTTGGTGATGATGTATCTATTGAATGACTAATTATTCCAGCTATAAATCTTAAAATTTCACTTACATGAGATGTATTATCAAAATTATTAAAATAACTTCCATCTAATCCCTCTCCCCATAAATTAGAAGTTGGATATCCGTTTTGTATATTATTAGTTTTTATTGCAGTAGATGATGTTAATGCAGTGGTTACTTGTAATGAACCAGTAACTTGTAAATCACCTGTAGTGTTTTCTGTTGAACCTGTTGTTACAAAAATACCACTTCCACCACCTGCTGAAATTCCAGTTAAATTACTACCATCACCATAATATGTACTTGAACTAATATGTCCACTTGCAGTTATATTTCCCTCAACCTTTAAATCAGTTTGACCAGAACCCGATATATGAACTGCTGTTGCTGGGCTTGTAATTCCACCCATTCCAATTTTAGAACCAACTCCCTCGACAAATATAGCAGATACCTTTTGTGCTGATCCACCTGTGGTAAATCCTTGTAAAGTGATATCAGACCTTGCTGAGTTTGCATCCGAACCGATTGTTATAGACATATCATCACCACTACCAGTTGCCTCAAATACATTATAGGAACGATAATTTAATGCTAATTGTGCATTTCTCTTATTGGATGGATGTGATAAATATATGTAACTTTTTGGATTTGCAGTTTGTGATTGAATTTTATCCGTTTCTACTGCTACACCCGCTATAAGTTTTGCAACAGAACCCGTAGATTCGATTGAACCACTCATAACTGTTTTTGCTGGTAATTTTGCCTGTCCCAATGAACCAGTAATGTTTTCTGCCATAGTTTTGGTAATACCAACACCACCAATTCTTAATGTACCTTCATCTACATCAACACTACTTGCAGATATAGTCGTAAATTGTCCACGACCAAATGAACCAGTAGATGATAGTGAACCACTTATGTTTCTACCAATTAATAAATCACCAGAACCAGATATCTTTAATCCAGGATTATTATTTGCAGTTCTAAATATAATGTCCATTGGATCTTCATTGTAGTTGAAGTAAAGTTTATCTGTATCAGCATCTTTCTGCCATGCACGCATAAAATTTATACCACCAGCTTTAATATCAACTTTATCACCAGTTGGAAATCCAATATAAGTGTCTGTATTACCTGTATGATAAAGGTTATCGGCCATATACAGACTTTCACCTGTAACTGTACCACTTGCAGTTAGACTACCAGTTATCTGTAAATCGGCGGTTGTGGCTTGAAAAGAACCAGTTTGTTGAAATATACCACTCGTAATTCCACTTAATTGACTACCATCACCATAATAAGCACCTGATACATATAATGATCCTGTAATCTGTGTACTACCCGAAACTTTTATATTACCAGTTGCACCATCTTCAATTCTTAATTTTTCATGTATGCTAGAACCATCAAATGTTCCAAAAGATAAATCATTTTCATCACTAACAAATTCTATATGTGCACCAACTGAACCACCTTGACCTTGAAACTCAATAGCACTTCTATCTTCATTATCAGTTCGTTGTAGAGTGATTATTGGTGTATCAGATTTTATGTGTAATTCTGTATCAGGTGATGATGGTGCTGTATCTCCCATTCCGACTCTATTATTACTATCATTTACTACAATAGTATCACCGATATTCAACTTGTTATTGGACGACCTAACTAAAATTTTAGCAGTAGGTGTACCAGTTCCAGAATCTGAAATCGTGAAGGGACCACCTGAGTAAATGCCAGAACCACTAATGTCTCCACTTGAACTTATGTGTCCACTTGCTGTTACATTACCCGTTGCAGTTATACCACCCGTTACTGATAATCCATCTAAACTGGTTGATGTAACGGCTGCACCTATTGAAGATTTCCCATCTGATGCTATAGCAAACTTAACATCACCATCTTCATTAAATACTTGGAATTTGTGAAATGAGCCATCATTATCTTTATCTAAATATAATCTGACATCCTTATCGGATTTTATATCAAAATTATCATCAACTGGTCCAAATAGAGTTCCCCCAACCGTTAAAGAACCAGTAACTTCTCCACTACCTGAAACTTTTAATGAACCAGTTAAGGGACTATCTAATTGTTTTAATCCTATGAGAGCCATTCAAATTCCTTATACTTTAATGCTTCTTGTTCTTTTCTTTCTTCCCAATAGAGAGTCATTCCTTGTGAAATGTTTTTCTTATGCACTTTACTTTTTGGTTGTTTCATCTTTTCTATGGTATCCATAGTAAGTTTTCTATCCGATTGAGCACACGATTTACAAACAGCATTGTTCCCTACAGCACGGTCAAAAGTGTCTTTCCGAGTGTAATAGATGATTCTCTTACAATCAGGACACTTTCGATTTTTTCTATTCTTCCAATGTCGTTTTCTCATACTAATAAATATCACAAAGTGAAAATAGTAGAAGAAAAGTGGAAAATTATATTAGTTCTTCAATCATTTCCTCAATTTTTTTATTGAGTATTTT